GTCGAACAGTTTGTCGTTCCAATCAACGACGGCACATCGCTGGGCATTGGGAACGTGTCCATCAGCAGTGGCGGTCAAATCACCAAGATCGGAACCGGTAATTTCAAATACATGGCCCTCGGGGGCATTAGCTTCCTGGTCGGGAACTGAGGTGGTTATGCAGCTAATTTCGCAGTGGAAAAAATGGCATCGTCGGTACAGCGTGCATATCGTGTCGCTGATGCCGGTTATCGCTACCGCCCGCGATCAAGTCCCACAGATCCGCGAGTTCCTGCCACCGGCTGTTTACTCGGCTGTCATGGTGGGGCTGTTCGTGGTGTTCTTGGTCGCGCTCAACGTCAAGCAAGAGTCGCTATCGCAGGAGGCTAGTAATGGACCTGACAAGACTGTCTGACCAGCTCAGCATGGACGAGGGGCGCAAGACGCGGATCTATCTCGACACGGCAACCCCGCCAAAGGTAACTGGCGGCGTTGGCCGAAACCTGACGGACAAGGGTTTCAGTCAGGATGAAATTGATCTGATGCTGTCGAACGATATCGTCGAGGCGATATCGACTGCCCGTGCGCTGGTCCCAGGCTTCGACCAGCTCAGCGATGTCCGGCAAGAGGTGATCGTGAACATGGCGTTCAATCTTGGTTACAACCGACTGTCTGGTTTCAAGATGTTTTTGGCCTCGGTCAACTCCAGTTCATGGGACGACGCCGCAGCCGAAATGCTCCAGTCAAAATGGGCAACTCAAGTGGGCGCACGGGCAACGCGCCTTTCCTATGCCATGAAACACGGGGTGTTCCAATGAGCCTGTCTATGATCATCCTGGCGATTGTGTCCGTTGTGTCTGCAATCATCGGGGCATTCGTCGGCCACCCATTCAGCAAAGCAGCAGGCAAGGCACAGGGCGCGCAGGAAGTAACGCAAGCCCAGGTGGTTGATCAGGCAAAGGCGACGGTGGAAGCCGTCCAGGAGCGCGCAAGTGTTGAAAAAACTGTTAATTCCTCTACTGATAGCGCTCTCAACGACAAGTTGTCAGAGTTCAATCGTTCGGATTGACACGGCCTGTTCATGGGTCAAGCCGATATCAACGACAGCGCAGGACCGGGCCACGCTAAGCCGTGGAACCAAGGAGGAAATAGCCGCCCATAACGATTTATGGAAGGCGCATTGTTTGACAGCGAAATGAGAAAGGGCGCCGATTATGGCGCCCTTTTTTGTGGTCTGTTATTCGAAGTTTCGCCGGATGAAAACGTAATTCTTGCCGACCTGCATCAGTCCATATCCGGGGCTTTTTATCCTATCCATCAGCTCTTTGAAGGTGTACAGACGAATTTTCATTTCTCATGCGCTCCCTTTCCTGATATGCCAATTGGCGTATTTTGCTGCATTTATCATGCTTGCGGGTGTTGCGCGACTTTCCGCAAATATCGCACATGCCGTCCTGCAAAATTATGGTCCCTTTCGGGATTCCGTTGGTCATGCCTTCCACGCCTCAACCCATCCAACAACCTGCGTCACGCCTTCTGCAAATGAAGGCGGCTTGTTCGCACACCCGTTGCGCAGGTTGTCCAGCAGATCGTCGATCAATGACGGCTCCGTCAAGGTCTTCTGTGCGTCCATTAGAACGTCGAGAGCGTATTGCTTGCCCTGGCGGAACTGGTAGTTATCGTTTCGTCTGGTCATTTCCCAGCCCTCTTGAACGCTTCCAAAACGTATTGGTCAGTCTCAGCCTGGCCGCGATACCACTTCACATAACTGCTCGGCACGTCAGAGATCGGTTCGCCTTTATGCTTTCCAAAGCCCATCACCGTAGGAATACGCGCGCAGTCGCTCAACAAAAGAACTTGGTCCCAGGTATCGATGCATAGGTCGCGCTTCTTGATCTCGAGCAGTAGGAATTTCAGAAGAATGGCGCAGCACTTCACGTCAGCCAAAGCCGAGTGCGCGTTTTGCACCATGTTTCGCGCCCAGCCTAGATTGCCAATGGTCGAGCCGATGAAATAGATCATCGTTGTTTGCTTATGGTTGTCCATTTCTGGGAATAGCCAGCGGCTCAGGGCCAAGGTGCAGATGCGTTTAACGTCTGGCTCACCAAAGATCCGGTGGTCAAAGTCGATATTATGGCCTATCAGGAATTCAACCTCCTCTTCAAACTCAAACAGGCTTGATGCGGCCATTCCATCCAGATCACTTGGGATGATGTTGTGTGTAGCCATAGCGCCTAGCTCGATACTGCAAGAAGGCTGGAAACGCTGGTGATAGAACGGCAGCGCCAACGGCTTGGCAAGCGCTATAAACTCTTCCGGAGTTCCTGGCAGAATCAACCATGCCGCCTCAATAATCTCCGCGTCCTGGCCGGTACCAGTTGTTTCACTGTCTGCAATTATCGTCCTCATGCTGTCAGCTCCGCGATACCGTTTTCGATCCAGACACCACCCACAGTCGGCGGTAGTGCTGGAAGCGCCTTCAAGGTCCCCGACAGAAGCATGGTGTCCATCGACTCCAGCTTACCCAGCTTGATCAGCATCATCAGTAAGGCCGTCCGTGACTTGAGATCCAGAACATCGAAGCGGTCCAGCACCACCAAACGGAGCTGACTGATTTGGGCAACAGCCAGCGCGATAAGGCAATCGACACGCCATTTCTCAGACTCGCTGCAAAGGCCGTACAGGCGCCCGCCGAACGTAACTGCCATATCGGTATCGATTTCAGCCTTAGACCAGCCACACATGCCAGCAAGCACGGACATCGACTGATTTACCGGCGCCATCGCGTCAGCAAGCAGTTCGCCGGGGATGCCGTCAGGTGCCAGCGCATCACCAACCGAGATCCAGGCCTTAACGTCGGCGTGCGCCTTGGCTGCGTCCTTGGTTTTGGTCACGCATGATTCAGCGTCATACCGCGCCTGTTGTTTAGCGTTGAACTCTTCACGAGCGGCAGTGATCATCCCGGCTAGCTTCTCGACCGACACCAACGCACGGTCAAGTTTGTCTTGGTCAACCTTGTCGAAAACCTCGGCGCTGATGGTTTTGAATTGCTCGGCAGCGTTTTCAGATTGCGAGATATCCCGCAGGTCGTTGTCGCGGGTGCGGCGCATGAGGGCAATGGCTTCTTTCGCCTTGGTCACTTCCAATGCTAGGGTTTGGGCGCGCCCGGTGTCGGCTTTCAGACCGGCGAACTTTTCAAGCTTGCCATCAACGAAACGAAGGTCCTCATCACAGCACGGGCACTTAATCGGCTCGGCCCCAGCGCGGCACTCGGCCAGGGTTTCAACCAAACCTGGCAACTTGGATTCCCAGGCGGCAAGATCCTTTTCTGTCTCGGCCAACTTGGCTTTACGGCGCGGCAACAGCTCGGCAGTTTCATCTGCATCGCTCAGTCTTTGGTGCCAGCTATTCGTTGCCTCAGACAGCCCGCGTTGATAAGCGATATAGGCCAGCCCATCTTCGCGGTTTTTTTGGTGCTTGGTTGCCTTTGCAAGCAGTTCGTCTAGTTCCTCTTTGGTAGGAGCCTTCCCCTCTGGTTTCGGAGCGCTCCAGCCTTCGGCAACGACGCTTCCCCATACTTGCCCGGTGATTGCCTTCCATGCGCCTTTTGCAGCCGTAGCGCGTGCGTACGCCTCTTTGCTGGCAGCAGGGAATCCACCGTGCAGCATAGGCGAGAACTCTTCCACCATTTCTTCGCTGATGCCGCGCTCGATCAGCTTATCGGCGATCAGCTTGCCGCTGGCCTTGATTCCTGTCAGGCCGAACAGCATGGTCCGGCGTGCGTCTGCATCGACCTCACAGAACAGCGACGGGCGCAGCACGAAAGGCAGGAACTCTGCCCCGGCGATTGCTGGCGCGCCATGCTCACCCTTTGGCAGCCGGAACTCGGCGGCATCCTCAATGCCTTCGAACGTGACATTGATCCGGCCTTTCTCGGCGCCGTTGTTCAATGCTTGATTGAGATTCTTTTTCAGGTCAACCCGGGCAGGCTTGCCAAGAATCGCCATCGACAGGCAATCACCAATGCTGGACTTCCCAGCCGCGTTATCTCCGGCCAACAGCGTTACGGCGTTTTTCAGATTGAGATCAGCGCGGGCAATACCCAGCACGGAGCTGATGGTGATTTGATTAATTTTCATTATTAAGCATCCTTTTCAATTTGCGCGGTAGATCCGGTCCACTCACCATCATTGATCAGTTGGCGTAGGCGTTGCTCTTGGGCGTCCCGTGCTGCGTCCCGTGCTGCGTACCATGCTTCGTCCCCTGCTGCGTACCGTGCTGCGGCCAGTGCTGCGTACAGTGCTGCGTCCTCTGCTGCGTCCTCTGCTGCGTCCTCTGCTGCGGCCCATGCTGCGCCCCCTGCTGCGTCCTCTGCTGCGTCCTCTGCTGCGTCCTCTGCTGCGGCCCATGCTGCGGCCCATGCTGCGGCCCATGCTGCGGCCCATGCTGCGGCCAGTGCTGCGTCGTCACAAAGGCCGTTTGCAAACTGCTCAGCAACGTCCAGCGCATTCAAGCTGCGAGGGTCGGTCATCAGGTGCTGTACTTGGCGAGCAGCCCATACAGCGAGCAGACGAAAATCTCTGTCATGGTTTTTAACGGCCCGCATCGACCACAACGCGTCATCTAGGCCATTACTATCGAGGATAGTAAGTAGCGAAATAGGCTCGTCATCTGCTTTAGTTTTCCCAAGCGTCCCGAGAAGCTTTTTCCATCCCTCGGTGCACGGATCGCATTCCCGGATTTGGTTCAGCGTGGTTATAAATTTCATTGGTCTGACTCCTTTGTCTATTTGGTCAATGCTTCCATTACTTTTTTCAGGTCGTATCGCTTAGAAGCTCCGATGACGACATGGGGAATTTCGCCTCCCCTGGTCCAGCGCCTGACTGTCTCAACATTTACCGTCAATATTTTGGCCAAGTCTTTGGCCTTTAGCAGCTCGTTCATAACCCACCTTGTCAAAGTTGGCCAGTTCGACAAAGTACCGGCCACACACGCAATGTAGCGTTTTGTTGTATTTATGTCAAGCACAAAAAAGCCCCGGATGATTAGTCCGGGGCCTCGGTTACAGATGGTTGACGTTACGCGGTTTCACCAATGATCAGGCGCAGGCCCATGTCATCTTCCGGTGAAATGAAGCCTTCCAGCTCCAGGCGCTCGATGGCTTGTGTCGCCAGCGCTTCAGACAGGTCGAAGGAAACAATCAGGCCGCTTGCATATATCTCGCCGTCACGCACTGCCTTGGCGCGGATCTTTTCCAGCAGGTCATCGGTCAGCTCAGTAGGGTTATCCGAAAAATCATTGAGGCATCCAGATTCATCGGCGGTCACTTCTTTGGCTTCCTCGGCCTTTTTAGCTATGACCATTTCCCATCCGCCTTCCAGATCGCTACCAACAAACTCAACGACCCCTTCCGCAGCCAGCGCTGAAAGCAGGGCATTGGCTTTATTGAAACCTATGCTCAAGCGGTTTTGCAGGCCTGCAATGCTGGCGTTCTTGTTGGTCACAACAAAGTCGCGGGCCTTATCGAGCATTTCAGCTTCGATCACCACCGGCTTTGCTTCTGCCTTTGGCTTTGGATCGGCTTTTGCTTTGCGTACAGGCTTGGCTTTTTCAGAAGGATCTACCGTATCAACAGGCTCATCAATTGGCAGCGACTTCTGTTGCTTCTCGCCGCGGTGCGCGTCCATACCTTGCAAGAAGTCACGTTCATTCAGGATCACCAACACATCGGCTTGGTCGGTGGCCGCGTCAAGCAGTTCATGCTTCCACTCTTCTGTTGCGCTGACTTCACCGGTGACCTTGAGTTTCTTGCCAACCGCACAGCTTTTCAGGCTAAGGCGAACGGTTTTGGTAGCCTGCGCACCGATGATAGATACGGCGGTTTTGATCGCCTCCTTCAAGCCGTCCTGCATTTCAGCGATGGCCGCATCTTGCTGGATCTCTGACATATTCTTGAAGGCGACGGCGTGTTTTTTCATCTGCACCAGCATGAGGTCAAGCAGGTCATGCCCCATCAGCTCCTCGGCAAGCTCCATTGGAAGCAGGCCGTCACGGGTAGCGCGCTGAACGATTGCTTTATGTTCATATTTCATGGGATCTCGCTTTTTTGGTTGGGTTGGTCAAAGTGGTTGGCGCAGCTTTCACCGCGCCCGGTCAATCATTCCATCGAAAAATCTTCGTCAAACTCTTCATCGGGAATCGGGGTTTTAGCTTCGGCCACTGGATCGGCTTTTTTCTCCGGCTTAGCCTTTGGCTCGGGCTTAGCTTTCTGCTCAGATTTCACTTCCGGCTTGATCTCGCCTGTCGCAGTGTCAACCGTTTCAGCCTGACCACGGTCTACCGATTCACGCGGCTGCTCGGCCAGGTCAATCACAATGCCGTTCTCGATGATAGTGCCACGGCCTTCCTCGGCTGCTTGGCTGACAGCGAGCGCGTTGCTCATTTCGATGCTGCTCGGCATGTACTTGATGACCTGCAACAGCGGGATCTTGCGGCAATACATTTCCCAATTGCCATATGAATAATGGCGCTGGCCGACCTTATTGTAATGGTCCCGGTGTTTTCGGATCTTGCCGACAGTCCACAGCTCGATGATGGGCATCGACGAATCTTTGACCCAGCCTACCGCGTAGGCATGGGTGATATTGTCCGGTCCGTCGAGTTCGGTTTCGTTGTGAATGACCAGATCGCGGCGGGCACCATCGGTGAAGGTGTATTCCTGATCGCTCATAATCACGCCAGTGAACACTGTACCGCGCCCGGAGCGCGACACCAGATCAACCAAGCCTTTCCAGCCTGGAACAAAGGTGCAGGTGTCTTTGTACGGGATCAGGTAACCGGCGCCATTTACCCCAGGCTCAAGGCCAAGCTGTGCGGCGGTCATGATCGATGCAGCAATACTTTGGTGCGTACAGCGCTGAAGATGTTGCGAAGTACTGAATGCAGTCATCGCCAAGCGAGCCATACGGTCGCTGGTCAGGTGTTTCGGCAAAGCCAAAGCCAATTGCGGCTTTAGCTTGTCCATGAAATTGGAGAACTCGGTGACAGGCTTGGCGACACGCTGGGCGCCGACGGCTTGGCGTAGGTCATTCGTTGACATGGTAGATCCTCTATTTCAGGCGTAGGACGCGGCTGGCGCTGGTTTTTGTGTACTTCTTGGCGATTACCGGATGGGCAGCCCGGAAAGTGTTGATATCGAATCGGTCGGTGTTCTGAGACTTCCAGGTCAGCAGCTTGTCAGCGCCGAACTGTAATACCTGATGCTCACCGAGGAACAGCTTTATCAGGCTTTCCTGTTCTCCAATGTCAGATTCGATCAGCTTTAGGCGCTTTTTCAGATCCTTGAGTTCAAGGTAAGCGTCCCGCACTTCCACGGATGCCTGAATGACTGAGCCGTGATCCCACGGAAATAGGCGCTCGATATCTGATACGGTTTTGGCCGGTGGGGCATCCAGGCGCTGGATGCGATCCCACATTTCGATCTCAGCTTGGCGCAGGTATGTGATTACTTCGTCGTCGCGCTTGACGTGGTACAGGCGAAAATCATCAACGCCAATCAGGACCGGGAAGATTGTTTCCTGACTACAGCGGACCATCATCCCGTGTTGCGCCTGCGCGTTGTAATAGATCGGCACGTCATCGGTGTACTGCTCACCCCACGAACCTTTGCCATAAAAGTTGGCCGACTTGGCCTCTACGTTTTTGCCGTCGTCCGTTTCCGCGTCCAGCTCAGCAGCAAGAAAGGGCAGTTCCTTATCAAGGTGGCGGCGGCTGCGCTTGCCATCATCAAAGCGAAGTAGGCGAATTCCATGCTCATCTTCCAGCATGTCGAGAATGTACGGCTCAAGGCGATGGCCGCGCTTGAAGATTGCTGCTTTCTCAGGGGTGATCGGCTCGGGGCCGCTGGTTTTATCGAGGTACACATCCAACGCCGTACGCCAAGGCGATACGCCCAGGATTGCCGCTGCGTCTGATGATCCGATGTACGTCTTACGGTCGATATTTCCGACTGTTTGAGTGGTCATGGTCTGTTCCAATGGTCATTTGGTCTGGTCAATTATACAGCGTTGAATTGCGCCAGCAAGTAGAATAATTATTTCCGGAAAGAAATTAATGTTTATTTGCCGTAAAGCCAGCGCTGCAACTGACGGGCTGAGAATCCGGTCTTTTTCTCGATCTGATCCCAGGTCTTTTCATTTCCGCGCATCGCCTTTGCGATTTCTACAACTCCACCTTGTATCTGGCGCGGTGCACCACGACAACCCAGGGTGACGCCACGTTGTTTCAGGTAGCGCCGAACAGTTGACCTGGAAAATCCAACCTCTTCTGCGATGACGCCAGTTGATCGACCGGCGTTATACATGCGCACCATTTCATCGACCTTTCTTTCCATACCGGCAAGAAGGCGAGTCTCAATAGGATCTAGATTTTTCACGGATTCAACCTCTTAAATTCGTCAAGGCACGCGTTCCAGCCACGAGATAGAGAAAATTCAGAAAGAGGAATTTCAGCCGGAATAAACCTGTATTCAGGCAGCACCACCGCAATCGGCGCGGACTGCTCGGTGTAGAGCTTAATAACATTGCGCGCTTGGCCCGACTCGATGGCCCACTGCGGTGGCGCTTCACGTTCAATACAAGCCTTGAAGTCTTTAGGGCCTTCGGTGCTGATCCATCCGGCCCACTCATACGCCCAAGCATATGGCGCCACCGGCTCGCCATGGCGCTGGGCGGCTGGTTTGGCGAGAAGGGCGCGCAGCTCTTCAGCCAAAGACCAGCCCATAGCCTCAGCACCATTCATAAGGCTTTCAGCCAGCTCCCGCGTGATTTCGATCTTGTTGTTATTCATGGATTTTTCATCTCGGCAGGGATCATTGCCTCTATTGCGTGCAGCGTTTGGCAGGTCGGACCATGAAGTTTTTGCACTTCATCGGCTGCGAACCTGTAGCGAGCGTAGTTCGCCTTATCTACAGGATCGTCACTCTCCGCGTACTGAATGGCATACATGCTTGCCATGTCACGCAAGCGCTTCGACTCATCGCAAATGTGTTGCTGTAGGCCGTTTCCGGCTTCAGTTTTCATTCGCTTGCTCCCGATTCGGTGGGTTTGCGTTGTGAATCCAGAAAGTCGCGGACATTCTTCGCCAATCCCGCTCTTGGGTTGAGGACGGATAGACCGGAAGCGAGAAGCCTTGTTGCAAGCTGT